TGTGTTATATATTTCATAACACTAGTATTGTATCAAAGATTTGATATTTTGTCAAGACTTGGGTGTATTCTTCTCGACTTCCCTGTCTGCTGCTGCTTCGTCCAGGATAGTGTCAGCCGGCCGGCTGCCGGATCGTTGAGCCAACGACGCCGCAGCCTTTTCAATACTAAACGGCTTTGTTCGCTTTCTGTTCTTTGGTTTCCCAACAGGCTCCCACTCCTGGCCGCCGCGCTTGACGAAGTACCACTTGAACCAGTGCCTTGTCAAGAAGACTTTGTTCGATAATTCGATTACTTTCACGACTTATACACCCTTTCCACAGGTTTTTCCCCTGTTTATTTATTTTGCGACATAGGTATTTGGCGGCCGTTGGCTGCGTCATACCCTAATTGGCCGTCGAGCTGTGCAACTGCAAGGCAGGCGTCGTTCAGGCCAATATCGTCGCACTTGTGATAACTTGCTGCGCAGACTGCTGGATAGCGTACTTTGCGGCAGCCGGTAACATCAACCGCCGGCGCTGCACTGGCGCTTTTCATTACCAGGAAAAACAAAAGCGCAGCCGCCAGCACGAAGCCGGCGACTATAAGCCACTCTTTGAATTCCCAGTCCCTCATGGAATGATTAGCTGCTGCCCCTCTTTAATCAAATTCGGGTCGCCGCCAATGACTGCGCGGTTTTGCGGTATATCGTAAATCTGCCGCCAGTTAGCCAAGCCATAGCGCGACGCAATGACTGTCAAATTCTCGCCATGTGTGACTGTATGAATCCGCTGCTGCGGTGCAGCCGGCGGCGTCACGGGTGCGGTCTGCGTTGGTACCGCGCCGCCAGGAATATTTATTACCTGGCCGATAGCAAGCTTGCGCGGATCCAAAGCAGGGTTCAACGACTGCAACGTCCCGTTCGGCCAGCCGTTCTTTTGCTCGAGCCCCCAAAAAGTTTCGTCTTTTTGGATTGTATGCTTGCCAGGCTCGCTGCCGGCATACGGGTGGTTTTCAAAGGTCGGCCGAATCACGGCTGTGAGCCGGTCGTTAATAGGCACCGTGTGACGAGCTGCGGCGGAACCATTGTCGGCATTGTAGCCAACATAGTTTTGATCGACTACGTCGAACACGCCATTGCCTACGCCAACAATAATAAACGCATGGCCGTACTGGTTGGTTTTGGTCGCGCCCCAAATTCCAATGTCGCCAGGCTGCGCGTCTTTAGCTGCAACTTTCGTATACGCGGCCGGCCATTGTGTGCGAGCCCAAGCTTCGGCACCAACCACACCAGGAGGCATGCCTTGGCCAAGAAACTTGGCGTAGTACATTATCAAGTCCCAACATTGCGCGCCATATTTGCCGTCATAGTTTAAAAACTTTCCGATTTGTCCGATTACCCAATCGACTGCTTGCTGTTGTGTCATGCGTGCCTCCTTATTTAAGTCGAAAAAATTTGTTTGCTAATTTTTGAATGTCGCCGCCGACCAAAGCGAATACGTCTAAATAATAACACGCTTCTGGTATTTGAACTTTCGTCAAATGATCAGCCAGCAGGAACGTTAAAAATAAGCCGTAATAAAAAGCCTTTTGCCAAACAATTTTGTTAGAGTTTTTGGTTATGGCTGTTGGTATCACATGGTTTGCTTGCTTCACAGATTGACGCCAATGATACTCGGCAATCAGCAAGCCAATAAGTACGGCGACCAGTCCAATAATTGTATACAACATGTAGTTAGTCATAAGCTTATGGTTAGTATATCACTACTCCCCTGCTCTGTCCCCTGCTGCGAACAAAAATCTGCCGCACCCCTGTTAATTCTTTTTTAAAAGAAAAACATAGCAGGGCAGGGGAGTGAACAAAAAGCAAACTTATGCCTTGATAATATAGTTTATAACTGCATACGGTTGGAGGTTTCCACTAGAACCTGAGCCTGCGCCACCAGTAATCGACGGACCGTAAAAGTTACCGTTACCGCCTGGGACAGAGTTAAAGCTGAACTGTCCGCCAGAGCCAACATAATAACCAACGTTTCCAGGCAATCCATGTTGGTGGTTCTGCAAGTTTTTATCACCACCAGATTGTGCTATGCTCGCAAATTCTGTTTGGCCTGAATCACGCCCAACTGGGACTTTGCCTTTGAGATTTGGAACATAAAATTGTGTGGTTGTAGACGTACCCCAAGTATCACCAAGCAGCGCCCACAAACGTGGGTAGTCGGCTTTTTTATACAAACTACCGTCACACACTAGCCAGCCGGACGGCGGCGTCGACATAGGCCAAATTTTAAGCTCGCCTGTAAAGCCAATGGGAACGTCAGAATAAATACTTTGATTCTGCGGATCCCAGTGCAAGTGGTCTTTGACAAAATCAGCGTCCATAAACTGAATACGCTCCGTAGTTTTTCTGCTTCTTGGTTTTGACTGTGACAGGCTTTTTGCGATACGACAAACGCGCGCCGCGGCGCTTGTTCAGCGTTCGAATTCCCTTGCTTGAATCGGTCTTGGTTCGCCTCATTGGCGTGAGCTCGCCGGACTTGTTACTGCCATCATAGCGGCTTGCAGCAGCCAGGGCAGGGACTTGGTCGAACAGGGCATTGACATTGTTTTCGATGTCAAAGTCCCACCAAGCAAGCGGCGTCCAGCCGGTCTGTTGATAGTACGCAAACTTCAACGCGTCCTCGTCGATTGTCTTAGCCATTGAGTGCCAGTGCGCACCCTGGACTTCAATTACTATACGCAACGTCGGCAATATAAAATCCGCCTGAAAAAATTGCTGGAAACCAATTTCGGGAATGTTTATATCCAGATCGTTCAAATAATAGAACGGGATATTGCGCTGCGATAGCGCCCAATAAACAATCTTTTCCGGCAGGGTACCAAACCCAAGCGGAAATTCGTCGACAAAGCCTTTATACCCATGGACACGGTAGCCGGCGTCCTGGCGTTGTTGCTTTTCTTTGGTGGTAATGACTGCGCGCGAAAATCTTGGCATGTCAAACCTCTATCAGTTCAAGCAACCATTCGCGCTGTAACTGGCTTTCGCCAGTGGCTTGTTCGTTATATGTTTGCTCGTCCAAAACAGGGGTTTCGCGCAGCACGCGCGTAATGTACACGCAGTATGCTAGGTGAAACTCTGCATTTGCGTTGATTTGCGCAGGTGTAACGCCATTGTAGCCACGTTCTAGCACCGTGATGGTGGTTTCGTCTGTGCCGCCATTGTAAGCCACTGTCGACACGCGTAGCACCTCCCACACGCCGCTGAAGTTCTTCACGGCTACAAGTGGGTACTCGTTGTATGGGTCGGTATAAATTGGTGGCCGACCCTTAACAATGAACGTAAGCGTCGCATTATCTATTTGGGACTTCACAAGGCCGTAATCGGGCGACAACATATACAGCGGAGTTTTTTGCTTCGACGACTTAATAACCGAATTAGTCAAATCGTTTGCGTCGTTCGTGATCCAAGCACCGGAACGGTCTTGGGTTGTATTGTTGCCCTCGGCCATAAGCGTAGCTTGCCAACGCCAGCGCAGTTTCGGCTGCAAAGTATACCGCCAGGCAATGCCTTTCAAAGACGCAGTAGAGTTGGCAGCCGGCGTAAGCAAAACGTTGATTTGCATACGCTTGAAAAGCTTGGTGGTCTTGTCCGTCACCGGAACAAGGGCTGCATTGCTCGAGCTCGTAATGGTGCCAGCAGTCGTCCAGGCAGACCAGTTCTTGCCGTCATACGTCCGATATTTCACCGCCAGGCTATCACCGGCAATGAAATTACGGTAAATCGGTTCGATATACTCGAGCGATTTATAAATATTAGGATAGCCGTCGTCGAACTCGGAGCTGGTAATTTCAAGGGTTGAGTTTGTGCTACTTATAGCTGTCGTCGCAAATCGTTTCGACAAATCCCACTGGTAGGAATAACAGTTGTCCCAAGCGGTGAAACTAAATTGTGGCTGGACATAATAAAGTTGGTCATTGTTACATAAAAGACCATGAGAAATAAACTGTTCAATCGAAAGTGATTTGTCGACAATAACACCAAAGCCAACGCCATCGTATGTATAGATACGCACAAACCCATTGCCGGTACCAAGACCTTTCGGGCTGTCGTCGATGGTTGTTGTCGTCCAGGTTTGAATGAGTAAATAGTCGGGGTGGGTGCTCAGTTGGTAAACTGTATCGTCGAAGTATTGCAATTTTTGGACGTTCACACCGTCGAAGCGGTAGAGCCACTTATTTGCAAAGAAGAACAGACCGCCATTCCAGGCCGTAAGCTTGCTGGCATTGAGATTAAGAACTTTTACCGCAGAAACACCATCGAAGCGGTAGAGGCCGTCTTGCTTGGCAGCCCAAACGGCGCCGTTAAATTCGACTGCTTCATTCACCGCAATGTCAGATCCGCCAATAGTAGTAATGGCGGTCTTCGTTGCGGAGCCGGCGACGGTTTCGTTTGTGATAGAACTGACTGTTGCCGCGCTGTCTATGCTATACAAGATATTTCTGCAGGAAACATACACGGCGTCCTGTTGGCCGATGTCCTGCCAGGTACCGGCAGAAATACTATAGCGCTGCGTATTCACAGCAGTTTTGCCAAGCTGCGCAAAAGGAACATACAAAAAGCCTTTGTGTATACACATCTGGCCAATACCAACACCAGTAGGCATTGTGCCGCTATTCGGAACAGTCAGGCTCGTTTGGGTACTACCAACAACTTTTTTGCCGAACGCGTAAGTGTTACCGCCAGATGACTGGTAAAACAAAATGAAAGAATACGCGTTATTTTCAACCTTTACGGCGTTGCCAGGACTAAAAGCTGTACTAGAATAAGTGAAGTCCAGGGTAGGGTAAAGATTCTGGTCATACGGGTTGTAAAAACCAACAACACGCATTGCTTTCTCGCTGTCAATGTGCGTGCGCTGAAACATTCCGCCGGCCACGTCGTCGAGCGACGCGGATTTCAGCAAGTCCAAATCTGTCTGTCCTTGCGAACCGGTCGAGAATTTGGGAGCAATCAGCGGCGCACTATCACGCGTAAGTTGACGGCAGCGGTAGCCCTGCAAGCTTGCAATGTCGCCAAGATATAAGTCGAAAAGGGGAGTGGTCGCAGACACTACTGTGACCCGTACAATCCAGCCTGTTCGTCTAAATAGGCGTCGGCTTTTTGTTCGTAATAAATAGCTTCGTCGCGCATATTATCGACGCCGCGCGCGCCAGTTGTTTGCATGTAGATATTATACTTGCGCTTGTTTCCAGTCAGGTTTTCGTAAAACTCTGCCATGGCGTACCAGATTACAGCCAATTCCAATTCTTGCGGAATTGTCGTCAGATTCGGATCAGTTGCATGCAACGTGAACCGGTTCAGACCGTAGATTCGTACTGATGTGCAGTACGATGGTACGTCACGAAGCCGAAGCTTCTTATTGTGGACATATTTATTATCCAAAGGAAACCAAGCACCAGAGCCCATGCCCTCAACCTGGCGGCTATCTGCCACCGGCGTGCTAAGTGTCGAAAGGTCGACGGTGACTTCGCCGTAACTGTCCGGCGAAATCGAAACGGTTTGTGGGTCGACTTCCGCACCTGCTCGCGGAAACAAACGGCCAACAGCAGCGGAAATATAATCCGCCAATACCGTGTCAAACGCGGTATCGCTGGACAAGTCCAGGCGGTTTTTAACCGATACCAGTGCTGTGGCGGCCGTCATGCTCATAGTTCTAGTAACCTACTGGGGCGGAACCCTCACCGGTTGCTTTGTCGAACTCCTCTTGCGAGATTTCGGAGACGTTAGGGTCATTTTTCAATGCCTTGATCGCTACCGCGTTGTCGGTTGCTAAATAGCCAACCTTTGTGACATCACCGAACTCTTTTTCGCGGTACGGAGCAAACCGGACAGTCTGCGGCGCAACCTCGCCCTTGCTTTCGTCGGCTGGTGCGACGACAACTTCTAGGCCTGAAATGCTGGAACGGTAATATTTTGTGGCGTTGTCTGCCATAGTGATTTACCTCTTACGGTTGATATTAAAAAGAGCAAGGGCAGCGCTGTGGCTGCCCTAATATTAGCCGGCCTAGCTCAAACCGTAAAGGTATGAGTGCGCCTTTTCCTGGCCAACACGCATGGTGTACTTGCCACGAATGACGGACTTCTTGCCGTCCTGGCCTGGCGTGGTTGCGTCTTCGACGTGGAAAGCACCATCGACGCCGTTGTTGGACAACGAACCGATTTCAACGTGCTTCTTATCGAGAATCCACAATTCATCGTCGTTAATGCCGTGGTCGACAATAACGTCCAGGGTGTGGTCAAGAACACCAGACTGCCAGGTTGAAACAACAGGATTACCACCCATAGCAAGCTCACGCTTACCGGTGTAAATCTTATTAGAATCGAGGGCGTCCAGCTTCTGCTTTTGGTACGGACTAACTGCAATGTGCGTAGGATCCGCGCCGGCTTGCACCTGCGCCAGAATCTTCGCGTCGATTGCAGAGATGGAAAGGGCACCGCCAACGTTGGTGACGTTGGTTTGAACGAACTGCTTTAATCCACCCATCATGTGGATTTTGTTGGCGCTATCTTCGTAGCGTACGCCATAAAGAATAGCTGTTGCCAACTGCCGGTTGATTTCAATGAAGCGGCGCTTCAAGTTACCGGCAAACGCGTTCGGCAAGTCACTGGTGGCTTGCGCGATTTCGTCGTTCGAAAGTTCGACGGCACGCGTAAATGTCTGAACATAGTTGTACAGACGGTCGACTGTGTCGGTAATACCGGCAGGGGCGAGGCTGTTTTCTGGGTCAGCCGAACCAATCGTGCGCATAACCTTGGAGGCGTGCGCTGCACCTGTGGTACCAGCGGCACCACGCGCAACTGCTAGGGTTGTCGCGTTTGTGATACCAGTCACACGCAGGACTTCAGCTTCAACACGCAGAAGCTCGTTTACCTGGTACTGGTATGCATTGGCCACTGTGAGCGCGGTGCCCGTACCATCGGCCAAGGTGATGGTTTCCTTGCGAACTGCAAGGCTGGTTTCGTTCCACTCAATTTTTGGCGACTTCGCGTTGAACGCGTTGGTGCCAAGAAGTTTGACGAGGGCGACCCCGTCTTGTGATGGGCTAAGAAAATCCAAGCCGTTCCGCAGATCAAGAATATGGTCTGCTGAATCGGTGAAATAGGTCTTAGCGCCAGAAGCAAAGCCTGACATAGACTATTTTTCCAATCTGTTATTGAAGTTATTTTGTAAGAAAACCGCCGACAACCGCTTGTTCGAACGCGTCGTTCGGGCGGTCTTTGCCGGTAAGTGCTTTGCGCTTTTCGGCGCGCTGCTCCGGTGTTAATTCCGGTGCAGTTGCACTATTCAATGTCTTCAATTTGGATTGTACGGCGTCGTCGATACGCCTCTGAGTCCGCTTTGCTATTTCGGGTAATTGGTCTTCGTCTTCGGCGGCCATAAGGTCGTCGACAGAAACGTCCGGATATTTGTCTTTATTCTCTTTGATAAAGGCACGGACATCTTGTTTCTTTGCTTGTTCCATTACCCAAGCTTCGGTTGCCGCAGAGGTGCTATTAGCCCGATCGCGCTGCGAAATTAGATTTTTGTAATCCGATTCTTTGAGCGTGATGGTTTTTTCATCGCCGCCGCTTGCCCCGTCCGGCGCATTTGTTGGCGTTTGGGTTGCCGCCGGAGCTTGTCCGTCAGTCCCTGCCTGCGCTGCTGGAGGAGTGCCTTGGTCATCTGCCATATTTACCCCTAATTAAAGTACACTCTAAAAATACCACAAGCATTACTTGCTTGCAACAGCCCATTTGACTTTTCGGTACCCCTTACCTTTTGCCAAAAATCGGTTCGCCATCTGTTGAGCAGTAGACCTGTTGGTGACAAGCTTCGTATCGAAGCCGGCCAACAGCCGCGCCTGCGATTTGAATTTTGCCTTTTTGGCCTGGCGGTCAGCCTGCCACATGGCCGGCGTCCAGTCTTTGCGCGTGTCGTATTGTGGATTTTCAGCCAGCAGCCGCGCGCGTCCCTCTTTGTCGGCCGCGTAGTAGGATTGCCAGAAGTTATACGCGCTGGCTTTGGCGGCAGATTCCTTGGTTTTGTACCATTTGCCAGCAACCTGGACGCCTTGTTTCGTCGACTTCCAACCGTACTTTTTGTGGTACTCCGTCCAGTCGCCGGTCGCCTGGGCTTTTTCAAAATCGGTTTTTTTCTGGCTGGGTTTGTAATCCAAGTAGCGCTGTTGCTTCGCAGCCTTTGCTACTGTCGTTGGAGTAATCCAATCGAATGATTTCAAGAATGGATTTTTATCGAAGTAGCCGCTGTCAACAAGCTGCTTGAGTTTCTTTGTTGCCCAAAGATTCCGCGTACCCTTTGGCTGCGCTGCATACTCTGCAAACAATGATTTGTTTGCGTTGGCTGCGGCTTCTTTCTCGGCTTTTATAGCCTTGGTCTGCTCGGTGTCATACTTCGCAAGCACACCTTTGAAAAATCCATCGGCAGTCAGACCGTATTTTTTGAACATGGCGGTCTGCTCTTTTTGCATTTCGCCATAGCCCTTATCCTTGGTGACTTTGTCCCAGTCGGTAGCAAAATACGTCTGCGTTGCTTTCTGCAGCCGCTTGGCGGTCAAAAACTTCGATTTATCAAATGACAGGTCGCTGGGTTTACCAAGGAAACTCAACGCTTGCTTACCAAGTTTGCTGCGCGGATCCATCGACGCAACATAGTTGGTCTTGGACTTATCGTACCCTTGTTTTTGCTTGGTAAGCCCGTAGCCCTCATGGCCAGGGTTTCCAATCCAGCTCGCGTCAGGCTTAGAACGGCCGGCCTGGACATCAAGCGCCTTTTTCGCTTGTATGCCAAGATCCACTTGCGGGAACTTGGAGGCCAGCCGCCGCCACCAACTGGCGTCCTGTCCTTTGACAGTTTTTCCGAAACTATCGACACTGTCGGCAGTTTCACCGGCTGCGGCAAGGTACGGATTAAAACCCAGTTGGCTCATCTGTTTGTCGGAAAACGCGTTGAACGGTGTCGTCCAGTATTTGCCGCCAATTTTCAACCGGCCGGCATAATACTTCGCGTTGTCCTTGCGGAACTGCTCAATTTCCGCGTCGGTATACCCAAGCTTTTTCAGCTCGGGCACGGTGGTGTTAAAGTCGTTGTTGAACTGCTGCTGCTGGTATGTGTCCAGGCGGTGATACCCCTCTGCCCACAACGGCCGGTCGACCGGCATTACAGCGGCAGCTTTAGCAACATTCTTTTGGAACTGCCAAAACGGCACAACGGCTTTTATAGGACGCTCCCAATTTCGGGTTTTGTAATCAAACAGATACCGGTTGACGCGCTTCAATGCTTGTTCGTGCGTCAGTCCCTTGGCTTTGGCTGCACGGTAGGCAGCAACGCGCGACCAGTTTTCCTGGCGCGTTGCAAAGCGATTCAGCCGACCTTTTACGCCAACCTCTTTGGAAATATTGCTCGCAACGTCTTTGGGTGCTTCGTCCATGGCTTTTTTGAAATACCGTGGGCTCAACATACGACCCTTTTCCCAAAGGGCACGACCACCACCGGCCAAAACGGCCGCCTGGGTGTTGTAGAGCTCATTATTCACATACCACGCAGGGCGGTATTTAAGCACAGATTTTTTCCAAAGCTTATTTGGCGTATTATCTGCGACCACGCGCGCGCCTTTGGCCAGCGGCGTGTCTTTACGCAGATACCAGGGCAATTTTTCCCAGGCTTTTTCAATGGCTGCACGCTGTGGAATTGTCGCTTCGTCATACTGCTTACGCAGCAGATCGCGCTCAGCGCGCAAAGCTTTAACGCGTGCTGTACCTTTCAAATGCAAGGTTTCGTCGATGTTACTCTTGAAATAACGGTCGACAGCACCCTGGTAAAAATCTGCCGCAGATTGCTGGCCTTTGAACTTGCGCTGCAAACGGAAATTGTATTCGTCCAGGGTTTTGCCATTGCGTGTAATCCAAGAAGTGTGCGGCGAATAGGTTTTTTTACCAAGCCCAAACCTGGTGGTTCGAACGTTGTCGGCAAGCCGCATTTGTTCGGCAAACTGTTGCCACTTCGTAGCAATACCCTCCAATTTTTGCCGAACCGGCTCATACCCTTTGCCGGCGAGCAGCAGGCGGTCGCGCGCGCTAAGCTTGCCGTCAACCATGCGCTGCAAAACCTTGGCTTCGGTGTCGGACAGCCCTTTCAGGTCTTCGAACACAGAGGTGTCGAGTTTGTAGCCACCGAACTTCGCAAGCTGGTGGTTGATTTGGTCGAGCCGTACCAACGCACCCTGCGCTTCGGCTTGCTTGCTTTTCGCCATGTCGATTGCTTCACCGAGCTTTTGGGTCGGTGATTTGTGTTCTGCGGTCAGCCATGCAACAGCTTTGTTGCTACCGACGGTTTCTGTTGCCTTGCCTAGCCAGCCACCAATTTTGGTAGCTTTGGCGGCTTCGGCAATTTTGCCAGTCCAGCCAAGTCCCTTGGCTACGGCACCGGCACCGGCAGCCAGGTTCAGCGGATCCGCTGCAACGTCGATAAACGAGTTCCAGTTCCGGTTTCGCTGATTTTCTGCCGCCAACTTTTCGGCCATCACTTTGTTGTAGTCCAATTTGTTGGGGTCGGTTTCACCAATCTGTTTGCGCGCAGCAATAAGCGACTTCACATATTCGCCATACGCCTGGTCGGCTTTTTTGCCTGGCTTTATGTCAACCCAGGGTTTCTGGTTGAAACTACGCTGGTTGTACGTCGCCTGCCACGCATTGAGCTTCGAGCCGGCGCGGTTGGTACTGGTGCCGCCCTCCTGATAGATTGTGCGGTTTTTTGTATTCAAGTTACCAATCCAGTTCACCGCGCGACTGGGGGCAGTAACGATGGACGGGGCATTTGTCGAGCCCTGGCCAAGCGTGTATTGCCATACATTGCCCAGAACCTTGCCAGGCACGCCGTGAACGACGTTGCGATTGAACATACTCGCGCCCTTGGCGGCAGCCGAAGTAAGCGGTGCCTGGGACGCTTTGCCGTATGCGTCAATCATGGCGTTAGCTCCGGCGCGCTGCTTTTCAAGCTTCGCTATTTCGCTAGTTTGCCAGGCGTTGTATTCAGCCGCCGCTTTGTCAAACTGGGACTGGGTCAAGTATTTTGCGCCCTCCACGGCGGCTTTTTTCTGCGCCTGCGTCTTTAAAAATCCAGCCAGATTTTTTTCGTAGGTTTTAGTTTGTTTGTCGACGGTCGCCTGGGCTTGCTTCGCGGCGTATTCGCGCGCGGAAGATTCGCGCCGGTCACTACCGAACGAAACTTTGTCCCAAAGCTTCTGCGCGACGTTCTGATGGCCGATTTTGGTTTTTGCCTGGACATCTGCCATGGCTTTGTTGTACGCGTCAGCATACGCTTTGTCGTACTCAGACTGCGCCGGCAGCTCGATTTTGGGCAGCTTCATTTTTTGGCCAAGTACAATTTTGCCTTTCCAGGTCGGACTGGAAACTACCGACAGAATCTGCTGCTTGTTGGCCGAAACTTTACTATCGACCTCGCCTTGAACGCGTACACGATTTACTTCTTTAATTCGTGCAGCTTCGGCGGCAGCAGCCTGGCGTGCAATTTCGGCAGCCTGGGCGGCCACTTGCGCGGCCTGCTGTGGGTTGTAGGTGGGGACTTGTGGGGAAACAGTCGGGTGATAATACGAAGCCGGCAGGGGATTTTGCAAAACAGTACTTGGCGCGGTCTTTTGCGGATTCACGTTCGAACCCTGCAAAGATCCGCCAGGCAGCGTAAACGGGACGCCAACTTTTATCGTTGGCAATTTTTGGGGCTTGGCTACACTAAGCGCCATTTGCTACCACCGGTTGGGGCTGCGCGGCCGGAAGCGCGCCGCCCGGCTGTCCGGTGGGTAAAAGTGGGTTGGCGGTGGGTGTTTGTGGGTTTTGCGCTTGCATGAAAGACGCGGCAGAATCCATTATTTTTGTCGTGCCCTCGGGATTCAGCGCCGGCTCGTTTTGTTCTTGCGTTAGCAAGTCGAGTTCGTCCTGCGGCGAATCAAAACCAAGCTTGTCATAGCCGGTAGTTTTTGAAATCTGCCCCTGTTGCATGGCGTTGAGCCAGAAAGTTTTTTCGGCAATGTCATTTTTCGGAGTGACCGGCGGCCAAGTTACAACGTTGATGTAATTTCCAGCAATAATTTCTTTAGGGTCGAACTTCTCGCTGAAAGCACCGCCCTGGTATTTTCGGTCGGACAATCCCTTGCCGCCCAAAACAGGAACGGTAGACGCCGGCGCGTAGCCGGAAATTGACATTTGCTCGCCGGCTTTGCCAAACTTCTCGGTAAATTTCAAGATTTTGGCGTTGATACTCTGATAGAAAGCAGTCCAGTGGATCTGCTGCTTCGCGACGAATTTTTCGGTCGGTGAATAGTACATGTCCAGGGCATTGCCGGACGTGTTGGCTCCGACATTTTCACCGAACGACGCAGCGCTAAAATTCGACAATCTCATCATGTCGTTTTGCAACTGTTCGATATGCTTGTCCAGCAGAGAAGTTTCCTGGACTTGAAGCAGTCCCATTTCACCCTGGGCTTTCAAGCCAACGAAACCGCCGCCGCCCTTTGCCAGATTATTTTTGATGTCGTCGAACTGTTTGGAAATAATACCGCGACCCCAAACAAGTGGGTTCGCCATGCGCTGCACGATATTGGCGCGCTGTTTCAGGGTATGATTCAGTTCGGCTTGCAATGGCAACATTGGCGTCAGGTAGAAAGAACCCTCGCCATTGGTGTTGTAATCGCCAAAGGGCATACAAATGTCGATTGGGATTTCACCCATCAGGTGGTCGTGCGGCTCCTCGATGAGCCGGTCGCCAACCCACGCAACACGCGTGTTTGCGTCCCAACGAATCGCCATTGTGTGCCAGTTTTTGCCGTCGATTGCCGTCAAATACGGGTCGCCAGGCACAACCGACGATGTAATTCCGCCGGTTGGTTTGAAGCCGTATTTTTGTTCGCACTCCTCATCAGTAATCGGGAAGACCGCCCAAAAAGCGACCACGCGGCGGTCGTTGTCATTTGAAAGCTGCCAATAGACGTAGCGCGGATCGTAACGCTTTACGAACGCGCAGCGTTTGTCCAGGTCGAAACCAGTTTCAGCAACAGCAACAGACATCACCGTCGTGTCATCTGCCCATTTTGATTGCAAAACAGGGGTGTTGCTGGAACGGTGGACTGCGTACAAAATTTTTTCGCGCAGGGAAGCGGCCTCGCGCGCGTACTGGTCGGCTCCCATAACCGGCACTTTCATAACAGGGAAGTCCGAAATGTAGTGAATATTTTTGTCAGCGAACACGCGCAGCAAGTTTGCGGACAATTCTTGCTTTTGCTGCTGCTCGCCAGATTTTCTTTGATAAAAAGCAGAGGTCTGATAATACTCCCTCTGCTTCGACATTTCGATGTGATATGGTGCCAGATTTGTAATTGCCGCTTCAAGTTCTGCGTTCAAAGATTTTGGGTCGGTTGTATCAAAGGACATCTGCGGCTGCTCCTACATAATTTACACTGGGGTCAAAGCCAAGCACCAGGCCGGTTGTTTCGTCTAATGCGTGAATTGCTAATGCGTTTGCCATAACGGTGTCTTGAACAACATGCGTATCGTCCCAAATGTATTTTCGATGCTCGTCGAATAAAATTGGAATTTTCGGCAACCTAACTGCCGGTTTACCAAAAGCGTGTTGAACTGCTTCAATGATATTTTGCTTTTTGTCTTTTGTAAAGAAAAAGGGCTCCGACCAGTTTTCGATTTCGCCAGTAGCAACGTCGCCAACTCCGGTGCCGTCGTGAAAAGCCTGGACAGGCTCCCACTTTTCGTAGTGGTCAATCAAAACTTTCATAATGTCGCGCCAGTCGCCGCCGGCTTCAATGTATTTGAAGTCAATCATTTTTGCAGGGTACACACTCGAATCGTAGGTAATAATCACCGTCGCGTCATTTTTTCGGCCAAGGTCGCAGCCAATAACCGGCGCGCAGTCGGCCGGCAGCTCCGGCGCAGTCCACCATTCGGTAATGATTCCGTCGGGGTCGTCGCGCTGCTCCAACCAATTCCGGTGGAATGACTGCTCGAGCTCGCGCGTCGAAAATACCGTTCCGATGTTCGCGTCAAACGCGCCCTCGAACTCTTGCCGCCAGGCAAGGTCGGTATATTTCGGCCGTTCCTGCTGGTACCAAGAGCCAGGTTTTTCCCTGGCTTTTTGGATCCAGGCTTTGGCCTCCAATTTTTTGCCGGCATTTTTCGCTTTGATGTACTGCTTGTAGTACGGATTGTACGTTGGCACGTCCCACCAACCATACTCAAACACCTTAAAACCCATGTGGTCGTGCGATTCAAAAATCCGCGCAAACAAGTTGGCACGACCTTTGGGCGTCGAAATTGCCGTCACGCGGCCGCCGGTTTGCGCAAGCGTCGCACTCGCGGCCTGCCAGATTTCTTCGGCATACTGAATGAAAGCCAATTCGTCGACGTACAGGTGGGTCGCGGAAAACGACCGGCCGGATTCTTTACTAGCCGCAAGGCTCGAAATTTTATTTCCCAAGGCGTTGGTCGTGACGCGCTCGTTATCTTTGATAATTTTCGGCGCGTTCGGATTGTTTTCGCGTACCGACCACAAAACTTTGCGGACATATTCGTGGAAATTGACCGCAGCGTCTTTATCCTTGGAAATAATCACAATCTGCGCGCCTGGTACGTTGTCGAACTCCCAGGCAGCTTCGGCGGCGGCAGTAGTCGAAATACCGCACTGGCGCGGCTTGTTGATCGCGCGAAAGCGCGACCGGTCTTGCAAAAATTCCTGCTGGAATGGCCAGGGCTCGAATGTAATCAAACCCTTACCAGGCAGCAAGATTCGGGGCTGGTACTCAAGAATCCATGCTAATGAGCTCGTCTTCGCTGTCTTCCGCCGCTGCGCTTGCGAGCCGGCCGCCAGCCACGTTGCCCTGTCCCAAATCTTCATCGTCTGCCGTCCCGTTTATTTTTTCCCAAAGTTTTTCCAACTTTTCCATAATGGCAATGTAATTGCCCGAATTAAACTGCGCCGGATTTTTCACCGCCTGCTGGTCAAGCCGCGCCAGGATAAGCTGGTATTTGTGCGCCGCGTAGTGCAGGGGGTTGTTCGGTACTTGAAGCGGCTGCTGTGGGTCTACCCAGTACGGGTCGAACTGTTTAGTCGAAACGTCTAACAACGTTGCTTGTTCGCCGCGCTCCATAGTAGCTGTCTCGCTCATGGTTTGATTTTATCACAACCCCCCCAAACCAAAATTTTTTTTGTGCGCAGACCAAACACAAAGAATGAAAAAACAAAAGAGAAGATAGGGGTCAAAGTTTAGAGGCTGGAACTAGAGGGGGGGAGTTGACTCACGCATAGAGACTGAGCAAGTTGTGAAAGCTTTTACATCTGTTAGCTGTTTAATAATCAAACACTTTCGGGGGTTCGATATGATAGCACACAACCCTGCTGATCTGCTAGGTAGTACGGCTGCGCCGTCTCCACCTTGCAGGCGCAGGAACGCGTGCAACTTGCTGGTTATCCCCGAAAATGTATTCTTCCCTAGCCTTTACGATTGAACCGTGGCATGTATGGGTCAGTGGCTTTGGCAAACTCCTTGTTAATCAGAAAATGAAACAATGCTGATGGTGTCGAGCCTGGCCTTACCCTGTCCATAGCAGTATTGGCCATAGCTTCCATCTTTGCAACACCGATTGTGTGCATGACTTTGCAGTACCAAGCGTCGTAACCCTCATTAAGCAGACCTACTGAACGAAGCCGTTCAAGTGCAATGTCTATGTGGACATTTGCCATAATGCGTGCTTCACGCGCTATCTGTTTGTCATCTGTTGCGAACTTGTCTGTTGACGTATTGCCACTGTCGTGGTACCCTCTCAAATTGTCAATATGTCCGGTTGTAATGTTGTTTTTCTTTTGCTTCTTTTCTTTGTGGAAAAGTATATCGCCTACACTGTTTGTGGAGCTGTCCATCTGCTCGATTCCCCTATTGTTAAGTTTGTGTAGCCAGTGTACCAGTGAAATAACTCACATGCAATGGTGTGGAAAACACTATTGCAAACACTGTGCTGATGGATTATAGTTAGATCCATCAACATAACCCAGGAGCGATATAGTGGAAACAATCACATGTTCTCACCCTCAAGACCAACTCATTGTCAAACAAGACATTGAGCGCACAACAGATGTGCTAATCAAACGGAGTAAACCATACACGTTTTGTGAAAAGTGCCGGTGCAGATTGCCAGTGTTCGAAGCACCAGGTAGAACTCTAGTAACGTTCTGGTTTATACGCCAGGAAAATCAAGTCCGTGCCCAGATGGCACACTAGAAAGGACAGTAAACGTGGGAAAAATCAAATGGTACGCCACAGCAAAATTGAAAGATTGGCGCGAACACAAGGGCTACACACAGGCAGACGCTACTGCTCGGTTCAACCTCGAAACTGGAAACGATATTTCAGTTTCAACGTGGCAGCAATGGGAAAATGGCGTGCTAAATATGCAGCCAGACCAAGTGCTGGAAATGTCGAAATACATGCGGCTAGACTACAAAGAATTGGTGGAGCAGCGATGAATCTGCAAAGCAATTTCGACTGGAGAAAGTTCGGCAAAAATCCGCATGACTTCTTGGAGCGTCTAGAAAAAGCAAAGTTCACAAAACCTACCGCTGCGGAGCGTAAGCGTGGTATAGTTGCACACATAGCACTGGAGCCACTTAATGGAAAACAACAGACCGATGAAACTCCGCGAGCTGGCGGCGCAAGCTGAACTGCGCGGCGACTGGGAGCACAAAGAAATACTTGAAGACTGCGCCGACTGGATCATACGCCTTGAGGCGCAGAACCAAGTTTACCGGCACGTTTTCAAAAACGGTTTAATCGTTCAAATCAACAACTATAAGCGGAGATTCTTCGGACATGAAACAACCAATGGGTGAAAAAGTGGCGCAAACTGCCGACCTGGAATATAGCGAAATGAAAGCGCTACTCAAAACCCTGGCCGAAGACGACCACGCGTTAATCCATAAGCTGGAAATCCGGCACAAAGCCGCCAGCAATAACTACCGAGTAATCGTTAGGGTAAGCCGTGAAGAACAACCAGGGTAAGATTCACAAACTGCGGATCCAATTATTTGGGTACGCAGTTGCTATCGTTTGGGGTAAAACAAATGGCAGTAAACAAGAAGTATAAACGATACCTGGCGTATCGTGCCCACTGTGACGCCGTAGGAGCCACACCACGGTCTTACGCCCAATGGTTGGCCAAATATGCCTAAAGTTATATTCAAAGCCTACGACCACGACTTACACAGGTGGCTGCGCGATAATGAAGTACGAATCGCGCCATCTGGCCAGGTTTGGTATAACAACAGCGCCGACGGCGGCCTTGAAATATGGGAGCCGCTGCACGAAAACGCTAAGTGGTTAACCATCGAGGCTGTTATAATTTTGGAAGATGATTACCAAAATCTTAAAAAAAGAATATGACAAAGTCCAACGCGACCGGAAAATAATGCACTCGAAAAAATCGGGCGGCTCTCTGTATTTTAAAGGCGAGGACGGTGGATACTACCGCTGCGACACGCCAGGCATGCAGGGCGTCAAAGAAATAGCGGAGTTCAACAGAAACTTCCGCAAGGGTATTGACAACCAAACCCTTCTAATATAGATTTGAGCTATCGCCGCCGGCAAGTGTTACGATTCCCAGCCGGTCAAATGTCCAGGGCGACGCAAAGAAAAAGCCGACGGTTTCGCGTCGGCTTCTTTGTTTGTTTGAGCGTTTTTGTTTTTACGGTGTTGGCGGCACAACTCCAGAAGTAATCACTCCTTTGTCGACGTCGTCTTCACCGCCTAAGTCAGAAAGCAACTGCTGAGCGTCCTTGGCGATCTGCGCGTACTTGGCGTCCGAAAATCGGCCGACTGCGTCACCCAGACCCTCCGAACCTAGATAAGCAAATGCAGTTGCGGCAAAAACGTGCCACTGTTGATTGGCGGCCGCTGTTATCATAGCTGCGACAGCCAACAGAAATTTGCGGCTGGACAGACGTTTTATAAAGTCTTTCATCTTTCCCCTTTGTTAATGCTTATGGTGGGATTATACCACAACCAAAACGCCCACCTTTCAGCCGAAGCCTACCGAGTGGACGTAATTGGAACTAGTTTCGCCGGTGCGACCGGTTAGCCTGGATTATACACTACCCAGCGTGGTGCGTAAATTGGTACAGCGCCGCTTCACGGTGCCGCAGGATCCATTTTACGCGGTAGGCGTGGAACTCTTTGCGGTTCTGCAATTCACCGCCGGAATAAACCGGCAGAAATTCGCCTGGCTGGTACGTGTAATATTTTTCTTTGAGTATTTGTGTTATATATTTCATAACACTAGTATTGTATCAAAGATTTGCTATTTTGTCAAGACTTGGGTGTATTCTTCTCGACTTCCCTGTCTGCTGCTGCTTCGTCCAGGATAGTGTCAGCCGGCCGGCTGCCGGATCGTTGAGCCAACGACGCCGCAGCCTTTTCAATACTAA